GAGTACCTTACCTTGTAATCACGGAAAGGACTACTGGTTTGATAACCACTACACCTATCCTCTGCATCTACAGCCATACCAATCTTAACCCACTCAGGCCATGCTGAGTTAGTAATGATGTAGACCTGCCCCTCAGTACTACGCTCATAGTTCTGAAGACCAGAGAAAGCAGCTTCATCAAAGGACTTGTATCTACCTGCCTTCCACAAAGGATGGGACTGTGGTACGTACTTACCATTCACAAACATTCTGTTATTATTCTTTTTATTATGTGCTGTCACTCTTCGTCTTCCATCAGCCTGTCCATAATACCACCACTCACCATCTTCAAAGACTGTGTTAATGTTAGTGGGTGTCTGACCAGTTGCTTCCGTACTTGTACTCACTGTCGAGTTGACATCTGAATCTGAAGTGCTGTTCGACATCTCGCATACACTGTTGAATAAGTCTTCCTGTTGCATCCTCTTGTCCCTTCTTTACTACTACCTGAACTTCATCATGGATGAACGCTACAATCTGTGCGTCCAAGTTTGCTTTCTTGATAGCACGTGCAATGAACACATACCATGTCTTACAGATTATAGCACCAGCACTTTGTAGTAAAGTGTTGAGTGCAGCATGGCTATGCCTGATTGGAATGATACGTCCATCCAATCCCTTAACCCAGCCACGCTCGTCAGCAGCTTTGGACACTGCATCCTTTAGATACTTGAGGGCAGGTAGCTTAGATAAGAACTTCTTCTTGATAGCCTTACCTTCCTTCGCACCCTTGCCTATGATCTTTCCTGTCTTCTCATCACCTGAACCATACAGGAATCCATAGATGAATGTCTTGGCATTAGAACGTGTAGGTAAACCAGCAGCTTCCTGATTCTGTGTGTGTATGTCACCACTAACTACTGTGGTAGCATAGGCACCATCGTCATAAGCTGCCATATAATGACCAAGGCAGCGCAACTCAAGGCCAGAAGCATCAGCCCCCAATAGACTGTAGCCAGCAGGTGCTTTGAATAAGGCTCTACACTCCTCACCATAAGGCGCACCAACACTAGGAACTTGAGCCATGTTGGGGTTGCTGTGTGTACACCTAGACGTGACAGCCCCCATGTGATTAACTCTACCATGTAACTTACCACCCTTCTCCATCTTCAGCCAAGCCTGTTTGCCTGTGGCTATTTGACCTATGCGTTTATTCAGTAGTAGGTATTCGCTCAATAGTCTAGCCTCTGGCATATCAATACCCGACAGCACAGTCTCATCCACCTTAGGTATACCAGTGTCAGTAAATACCTTGGGCTTCCAACCCCTGCTCATTAGTCTGTCGCCAATCTGCTGACGTGATGCAGGGTTGAATGGGATAGTCTTGGTCTTAGTCTTTAACTCTACTATCGTAGGCTCAAAGGTTGCAACCAACTCTGCTTCGATGTCTGCTCTGCGTTGGGCTAGTGTGCTATACAACTCTTGAGCAGCTTTAACATCAAAGTCAAACCCATGTTCCTGCTGTTGTATCAGCAGTGTGTGTATCTCAGCTTCAAGGTCTAGTGCCTGTTGACTAAAATTTTTTTCAGTAATTTTACGATGCAGTTTACCTGTGACTGTTGTGTCTTGGATGCAGTAGTCGAGCATCTCAGGGGTATATGCTGCAAAGCTTTCGCTACCATTATTGAAGTCACCTTTTAATTCTCCTAGTCTGTATCCCCATGCCTTGAGGCTATGGCTACCAATTAGTTTCTGTGGTAGTAAACCTTTAGCATGTAGCTTGAAGTCAATCTCTTTGACATCAGGCCAGATTGTTCTAGAGTATACCAACGTATCTACAATGTTACCCTTGAAGGTGTAACCGTGTAGCTTTTTAACCACAGGTAAGTCATAGCTAGTAATGTTATGACCTATCAAAGTCTTGGCGTTGTCCATAAACTCCAAGGCTTCTTGTGTCTGTGTTGGGTCAAAGGTGTGAACCTCATCTGTGTGTACATCCCTAAAGACATGACACCATATCTGTGTCACCTCTTCTAATAGGTTGTCTGATTCTAAGTCCCATATATATTCCATGCTGTGTCTCCGCACTAGCTAAAATTCTATGTCGTCATCTTCCTCAGAGAAGTAAGCCTCAGTCATGCGTCCTGTCTCTGCCGTATATTCTAATGAGCAACATAATCCTGTATCGCCAGACCATCTGTTCTTCAACACCCTGACCTGACTAACGTGTGGGTTCTTCTTGTCTTGTTGGTTCCTTTCTAATCCTATTACGATGTCACTAAGCTGACCGATTGCAGCACTACCACGTAGTTGTGACATGCTAGTCTGTGCGCCATCCTCATGTCCTCTGTCACCAGAGGGACGCTTGAGGTGTGAGATGAGGATCATACCACAGTTCAACTCTTCAACCAAAGCACGAAGCTTGGTCATAGTGTTGTCAATAATCCTACGCTCATCACCCCCTTCCATACCAGATACAACGATACTAATATGGTCAAGGATAATATAGTGGCAGCCGCAACCACGAACAAGATAGCGTATCTTGGATAGAAGATTATCGCTATCAGTGCTGCCCCAATGGTCATACAGGTAAACCCTGCCAGAACCAACTGTAGCATCGAAAGCATTACGCATCTCCTCTTCAGGTACATCATTGTTGTGTAGGTGTAGTGGCTTGTTGAGTTCGATGGACATTAGGCCTAGAGCAGTACGCTTGACGTTTTCCTCTAGTGCTATATATCCAATAGTCTCCCCATGTTTGATAAAGTTATGGGCAAACTCTCTAGCCAACTGTGACTTACCAATACCTGACCCTGCTGTAAGCGTTACAATCTCACCCTTACGACAACCACCAGTCTTCATCTGTACCCCAGCATATGGGTAGGCTACTGAAACCTTGTCATCATTCTTGATTACAATGTCCCATACATCCGTACCTGCTACGATACCATCTGGTCTAAAGGTCTTGGCTTCCCACATACAGTCAAGCAATTCCCTAACACGTCCAGCCACCAGCATTTCGTTGGCATCCTTTAGTGGTAGGGTAGCTATCCTACACTTGTTGGGTGGTAGCACAGAGGCACATTCTTTAGCTGCCCTCTGTCCTGCCTCATCGTTGTCGAACATAAGTACAACGTACTCGTAGTTGGACAACCATTCGATGGCCTTGCCTACTGCTTTCTTGGCTGACGTACAGCCAGAGGGCAGTGAAACCACAGGCCACTTGTGGTCTAGTGCTTGGCTAAGAGAGAGGGCATCTAGTTCCCCCTCTGTGATAGTAACAAACTTACCACTATCACGCCACAGGTGTTCGCCGTACAGTGCTACGTCTTTAAGATTACCAATGACAGAGAAGTCTTTGTTAAGGAATCGTACCTTCTGTGCCTTCAGTTCACCATCACGACTACGGTAGTTAGCTACCTGTACTGTCTGACCTTTGTAAGATGAGACACCATAGCCCCAAACCTTACAGGTCTTTTCAGTGATACCACGCTTGGCTAGTTCTTGAAACCCCAAGTCGAGGAATACTGTACCATCTGTCTCAAACATAGCTACTGCCTCATCTGTTTTATCAGCAGGGGTCAGTGTCTCACAAGAGAAGCAGAAGTGATTACCGTCTGCATACAAAGCATTGGCATCACTACTGCCGCAGTGAGGACAGGCTTCATGCCTAATGAACTCACTATCCTCTTGCATCCAACTCTTCCTCTAAGATTGTAGCCATCATACGTAACCCATCTGCAATTCTAGATAGCTCAGGATCAGGGTACTTATCAGCATCATGGCACATCATGTAAGCCATGTCATCATAGTCTACTTCTTCTTTAAGTTCCACGTCATCCATATAGACTGAGAAACTTAGACCATGCTTAGTAAACTCAGCCTGTAGGTCAACCTCAGATACAATCTCTTCTGCTGTATCTATGATACTCATAACAACCACTCCTTAGGTACTGTACTCTCTGCCCATTGAAAACCATTACGGTCTGCCCATTCTTTACAGGTCATCTTGCTTCCATCCTTCCGCTTCTTGGCACCCTGTATTGTAGCACTGGCGTTTTGGAATACAAACCTGATGTCCAACTCTGGATGTTGTGCCTTGACAGCCTTCATCTTTCGTTGGGCATCCTGTCTGAAGTATCCCTTTAGTTCTACAATCATTGTACCTACTGCTAGGTCAGGGATGTAGTGACGTTCCACATAGTAGGCCAGCTTCTCTGGTTCATACTTATATGAAACGCCACGTTCATCAAGGTCACTGATGACCCTCGCCTCAAAAGTCCCCTTCGTTGGCATTGGCTACACCATCCTCGTTACCGAATACATCTGCTGCATTATCTTTCGATACTGCTGCTGACACGTAGCCTTCCTCTTCATCAAAGATAGCTGATGAATTGCTGGCGTACTCGACAAGGTTGATAACCTGCACTGCTTTAAGACGTAGTGATACACCCACTTGCTTAGTTGATTGCATCACATAGGGGATAGGTTCAGCCGCTACATTAACGAGTGATCCATTACCTACAAGAACATTCTGTGTCATAGGTGTACGCTTGGCATCTACAACCATAGGCTTTTGTTCAAAGGTCTGACCGTCACGTGACTTAACACGTGCCTTCAGTTTAGTCTTGAAGACAATGTTACCTGTTGGGTTACCGTTGTCGTCAACTTCCTGCTTGTATGATTTACGTGTGGACAGGACAGTCTTTAGTTTTGGATTGTCCTTGACAGCTTCTTCAAGCTTGTTCTGAGCCAAGCTATCTAACTGTTCACACACGTCTGCTGCTTGTTCTTCTGGCAGTGAGACTTCAATAGAGTATTCACCCTCAGGTACAAACTTTGTATCTGGTTCAAATACTTTTGCCCACTGTGCATTACCTTTAATCTTCAGCATATTTGTAACTCCTGTTCTATGCTAATTATACTTGGCTAGGATGTAACTTTAGAAATCACGCAAAGAAATACTCTGATTGTAGTATCTCACGCAAATTTAATTCACCCCTAGCTGGTGGCACTGGTACATCTTCAGTACCTAGTACCTTGATAGCATGTTGCCTCAACTCTGTCAACACATCATGCTGCTCATACATATTAACAAACTCCTCACGTAATACCTCAGACAACAATGGCATCATACTACTGTGTGTACCGTAGCTGTCGTGTACCATAGCAAAGTCTTGGATGCCTAGCTTGCTTGCCTTGTTGATAGTCTTGGTCATAGCTGACGCATCCAGACTGTGGATAAAGTTAGGGCTGCTGCCCAACCCTGTCCTCTGCCTGTTAACAGAGTTTGGTTTGTCTCTAGGAAAGGACAACGACACGATGCCCCCATTGATATGTGTCTTGATTCTTTTCTGCTGCACCTCACTGTATTGTTGTAACACTAACCATCCTGTAGGTGTGACCCACTCCATGTGCCTGTTCATCTGAGCATACACATCAGCCACATCTTTAATGTAATCCATCACCTTACGTGCTGATACAATTACCTCACTGATTGAATCCCATACGTGACCAGCTAGGTAATTGGATGCCTCAAACAAATCATCACCGAATGGGTTAGGCTCACCACCATCTATCTTCTCACGCATAGCTTCCTCTATGTAACCACGACAGGCGTGGCGTGTACCACTGTAGGGTACGATCATTACTGGACGCTTGGCAAGCTTCCTGTCTACGCCAAAGGCCAAGCACTTACGTGCTAGTTCTGTGTCGTCCTGCTCCACACGTGCGATAGTCTTGTCTGCCACCTGTGTGTAGATGTCTTGAGGTATACCTGATGGTACTAAGTTAGTAGCGAGGCCACCCTGCCTGTCCCTCAGTATAGCAGAGAGGTGCTGTAGCCCATTGCAGCTACCATCTGCTGACACAGGTAGGCGTGTCTCATACCCCCAGCTATGCTTCATCAGGCCTGACATCTCGTAGCACCATGCCAAGAACTGGAATGGTTTGTCTGCCTCAAGCCAGACCAAGCACTCGTATGGGTTGGACACAATGCGGTGCGCCCACATCTCTGCGTACTCCCATGCCCATGTCTCACGCTGGTCTAGTGTAACCTTGTCGTTACCATACAGGTTGGCACCATGAATACACAACCATCGTGCATCGTCCCAGCTATTGATAGCCATAGGGTAGCCAAACTCTAGCAGTGCCTTACTCCAATCGGCAGACTGAGGTGAGAGGAACGTGCTGCTTGCATACTTGCGAGAACGGAAGTCGTTCTGCCACACATAATAGAACTTGTCATACTTAGAAAACTGTTCTGCTATCTGTAGAGTACGCTCTACTTGTATGCGCTTGCTCACGCTGCGGTTGTTGAGAGAGTAGATGTGATTACGCTTGCGTGACCATGCACGAAAGTCATCCCTCTCAGCCTCAGTCAACTGCTTGGGGTCACGGTCAAAGGGATACTCAGGTAATGGTATATCCTCTTTGGCTGGTAGCTTACCCCACTCATGTCCGTTGTCCCATATGGTACGCATCACCTCAAGCAATGGCTTGTTGATACGCCATTCTGTACGTTGCAGTGTGTTAAGACAGGCATACTCTTGGCTCAAGTCTTCCTGCTTTAGTCTGCGTAAGTGTGTCTTCAAACTCATTTGCGCCTCACTATAGGTAGTTCATCTATATCGTGACCATGAAACCCACCACCCTGTACATCTGTCCAGTCTTTAGGTGGTACTATGCAGGGTAGATAGCGTGGCCTTGATACTTCCATGTATTCGTTGAACGCTTGGATAAACTCTAGCGTACCATCAGTAGGTTTAACGTAGGTAGCCCTGCGTTTACGTTCAGTCTGCTGTGTGTCCAGCTTAACAATACCTGTGTGCTGGATGATGATGTCCACCATCTTAAAGCCTACATGCACACGCTCTGACTTTAGCCATGCTGATTCTTCGTACCCATCCTTGTTCATCTTGTGTGTCAGACCGTAGCGTCTAGCACCATAGGCTTTCTTCATAGCCTCTTTGATTGTGTTCTTAGCTACACTACCTTCTGCGTGTACCCATCTGTCTAGTCTATCCTGCATCTCAATGTTAGTACCAATGGTACGTGCCACATGCAGCAGTGTGTTCTTCCTGCTGATGCTGTCAACCAACGACACCACTGAGAGGTAGGCTACCTGCTCTGCATCCATATTCCTGACACGCTTCCATGCTATGTCTCTTGATGGATTGCTAGGGTTGGCTAGGTACTGTTCTATACCCTGTGCTACTTGCCCCACAACTGTACCCACAATGGCTCTACCATGTGGCAGGTGTGATTCCCTACCCTTTTCAATGGCCTTGTCTCTGGCCTTCCTGAAGCGATTAACACCACCTGTCAGCATGTCTGCCTCAAGTTCAAGCTGGTGTTCAAATAGGTCTTGGTTAGTTTCTAAAGTTACAACCATGATAAGACCCCCTTTACTATATCTTTAAGATACGGTCAGCATCCCTGCTATACCAATGGTGAATACACCTGTTAACATAACTACAAATTGTATACCTGTTACTGATTCATAGTCACCTATCATACCTACTACTGCTACTGCTATCATAGCTACAATCCATACTATAAGTAGTACATCCATCATGCTTCTCCATAGTTCTCTAGTAACCATGTCTCCAATGGTGACTGTTGTACTGCTGTTGGTTCTTCTGCCCACTGCATCTGACACTCAGGGCAGTAGTATTCAATCATCCCATCCACTGCGTACAAGGCTTCAGCCTCACCACTACAGTGCATACAGTTCTTATACCCCATGCTCATTGCTCTGTCCCCTCATTGGTACGCAACAATTCCCCAGCTACATACCCCATCTTAAACTTGATATGATACTGAGCCTGTTTGTTCTTATCATACTGGTTGTCATAAGTCAAGCCATGATAGCCATTGTGATAGCCCATAATGTAGGCATCATCATACTTGTTACGTCCCTGATTCATTGTCTGTCTCCGCCTAGTCTGCATCACTGCTCTGTGTACTGGTGTTACCTTCATTAGAACCTTGGCGTAAACTCTACGCCATCCCCATGCTGTTGCTTTAGTGTGCGTAGCTGCTGCCGCATAGCTGTTACATCCTCACCATCCCACTCTGCATCTTGTATCTTGATGGATAGTGCTGTCAATTTTTTGACAGTATATTCTAGCCTGTCGTCAGAGTATACGTCCTTGCAGTATGTATCAATATACATGCTCATCTTCTACTCCCTGTGCATACAGAAATTCCCCTGTGTCACGAATAGTATTACAATTTATACCGATGGTTGCATTATGCCAAGACTTTAACTTGTGTAACACATCAAGTGCTTGCTCTTTTGTGAGCCAGTCACACTCTATCATTACATCCTCAACAGACCACACGATTGCAATCTCATCGTCTTTTAGTTCAAGCTTTGTCATTGTCAATCTCCTCTACGTCATTGTCTATGATAAGACTTAGCATAGGTTCGTTGTCGTTGTCAATGTCTAACGACACCACGTACTGGTTTGTCCAGATAGACAAGTCACCACGGTACGCCTCGTATAGTAGGTCATACATTTCCTGTGCCTCGTATACTTCGATGGCCTCAACAATCACATAACCCTTACGCTGCTTGTCGTATTCCATTAGGGTCATGGTGTGTGCGCCTTCACCGTCCTGTGTTATGTCCAGCCTGTAGCTGTCGTCTAAGTGTAGCTGTAATGTTCTCATCATTTTACAAACTCCTCGCTTGGTATCTTGTCCCACTCACTGCGTCTGATCTTCCACTTGTCTCGCTGTATGGGTGTGCAAAACCTCACCCACTTCCTGCCTACTACTACCCACACTAAACGTGTGCCGCATACAGGCCAGCGTGTGTCGTATAGGTCACACCTAAACAGCTTGGCATTAGCCCATGTTTTTTCTGGTGGTTTTTCTATGCAATGGTTAGTCATTAGTCCATCCTCGTCACTGTGTAACCGTCATCAGTTGGTATTGCTACCATAGCATACGGATAAAAGTATACTGTACCCTTGTGCGTCTGCATCTTGCCTATGTATGGCATGTCAGGGTCTTCGTCATACTCACTGCTGTATGTGCCATCATCTGCCACAGTACCATTGAACTTGTTTACAGGGTAGCCATAACGCCCCTCTAAATATTCTTTTAGGTTATCTTCCTGCAACAACACAGCCTCAGTCACCCAGTAGGGCAGTACCCCTAACGATTCGACAAGGTGTTCTTGTGGTGCGTCATAGTCTTTGTTGTTAATTACTAGTGTCATGTCCTAATCCTTAAACGCTTGGTTAATCATGTCAGCATATGCCAACCCTGCTAGTCCTAGTGCTATGCCTATAAGCATTACCACGATTACTAATGCTAAGTCAATAATAAACATTCCTGCCCCCTATGTAATGTTGTGTATTCTACGCCATGCTACCCATGTGATAGCTTGCATCTCATAAGCTTTGATACCACACTGCTTTGCCGCATGTCTATATAAATCCTGCAACATGGCATATTCTTTTTTGCCTATGTTAGTCTTGTCATCTGTCAAGCCTACTCGCTCACCATACGCAATGTTTCTGGCATGTCCGTCTATGGTGCATGTGTCCTCGCCCATGATGTTCTCATAAAAGCATACTATCTTTTGCCCATTGAGTATAGCCTTGGTCTCTGAATAGTCTGGCATGTCTTGCAGTATGCGCCACGCCTTGGCTCGCATGGTATGGTATGTGCTAACCTTGACCGATTCGATATGGTCACCACGCATGAACGCACCAATCAAGTCGTCTGCATTGGTCACGTTTCTGTGCCACTTGTTGTTGGGTGATAGTGCCGCCACAACACCCACTGCAATGGGCAACGATATGTCGTGCTTGTCTGCTATCTTTTGGCACTCGCACTTGGCTACATGATACCATGTCATGCCATGCTTGACCTCTTCTGGATTGGCAAGTTTATAGATTGCCAGTATGTTTGCTACAGTCATTGGTCTCACTCCTAGCTATTACAAGGTACAACAATGACTAGCACTGTTGTCCCCTATATGTCAAGTGCGTGTAATGTCTGCAACACCACCGAAACCACGGTTAGCCAATGCTGGCACATGTAAGTACCGACTAACTTTGCCTGTATGCAAGCCCATAAACGTGCTGCCACTGCTAACACCGAAACGATACTTGTTAACACGTGGACGCTTGCCTACTACTGCTACAGTCTTACCGAACATTTTGATAGTTTTGGTTTTCATAGTCTTAGTCCTCTCTCAATATAGGCGCACTATTGCACCTTGTAATAGCTAGGCGTTTTTACGGTTGCTATCCCGCCCACGCCTAGCTTGGCCTAGCATCCTCGCAGCACATAGCCTAGCGGTACTGTCTATGGCTTGGGCTTCCCTTGCATATGGCAGGACTGCAAACCTTATCCTTTATAGTGCTATCCATTAGGCTAGTACACTGCAAGCTTTAGGTGCTTCGTAACCTTTAGTCTCTAAATCGTATTCTCTTTTTATTCGGTAGTCAATCCATATTCGTATTTAGTCTGCATATTCTTTTTTAGTCTGTGGCCTAGCAAGGTTGAGCGTATCGCTTATGCGCTTTCTTTTGGCCTGTTCAGTATGCGCTAACACCGTGTCCCTCTGAACATCTAAAACCTAGCATGAAATAATTGAGAAAGTAAACAACGGATATTTGACACTTGCAGCGTCAGAATATTGACAAGTGTCAGGTTTTTGACAGGTGTTTATATATACTTAAAGTGTCTAGTGGTTTGTTCTGGTTATGTTCTAGGTCTTTAAGGTTTGTTAAGAACAGAACAAGAACAGATAGAGAGAGACACACAAAAGATTCTAAAAGACCCCAAAGAATCTTAGCCATGCCTAACATTTAAAGGCACCCTGAAGAATCTTTGGGGTCGCGTAGATTTTAAGGTGTCAGGGGGTCACGCGCATCTACTAATATTATATACCCCCTCAGATTTTTTCGTCATTTTTAGGCCTGTTTAGCACCCTTAATGGTACATACAAAGTCTACAGTCTTCCAATGACCATCTGGTGGATACTCCTCATGTACTATCTTCATCTCAATACAAGCAGGTTCAGTATCAAACCACTGTACATCTTGTGTCAAACAATTGACAGGAGAACATACAGTAAGCATTAGTGTCCATATTACTTCCATAATCTTGCCTTATTCTCATAGCCGAAGCATAAGCAGCATACCTAAAGACCCTTAAAGACCCCCTATCTTAAAGATATAGTAAAGGGGGGTCTTGTCTAGGTTGTAACTTTAGAAAGCTATCCATCCATCCTGCTTGTTACTAATACCAGAAACATTCATGTTAGACATAAACTTTTCTAGTTCACTATCCAGTAGTTCTTCTTTTCTTGTTCGTATTTCTGTATCTGCATCAGCAGCCATTTGCTCTGTCCAGTACTGCACTGCCATAGCAAGTACGTCAAGTCTATCGTCATGTGCTAATGCTCCACGTTGTTTAGTTATCCTAGTCATCTGATAGGTAAGCATGTACTTGATACCCTTTTCAGGGGGCATGTTCTGTACACTGTCATAGTCCTTTTGTATGACCTTAGGGTCTACTACAAGTCTATGCTGGTTCATTACAGGCTCTAACGTATCAATGATACGCATTTCCTTTTGTGTATTATGCCTAACCTCTTCCAGCGTAACTGGATAAGTCTTCAACATGTACGGCTTGAGCAACTCAGTAAACATACCGTCACCAAAGTTACTCTCTATGAGTACCGTGTTTACCTGATGTATCTTGGCGAGGTCTGTAAGATGCTGTAGTGTAGTGTCAGAGTAACCACCCTCAACACCACCACAGTCCACCACGTACAGATAACCATTCAACATCTTCACAATCGAGTAGGCAGTCTCGTCACTACCTCTACCTGATGGGTCAATAGCCATCACTGAGCCTGTGTATTTAGCCCTACCTACTGTATCTTCTGGCGCATAGTACTTATCGCCACTTAAACCCACGTTAGGAATCTCTGACATGGGCTTCATTATTCCGTACACCATCTTTTCTGGTGCTGTATCCTTGTCACAGGAGTATATAATAAGGTCACTCAGTTTAAGCGGATATTTGTTTGCGTCACTGAGACTAGTATCCAACATAAATTGCAGAGCAAAACCGCTTCTACCATAACTAAGTTCTCTTTCTAATAAGTCTTCATCATCAAATCGTTTAGCGTCCGTAGGATGACCGTACACGGCCTCTAACTTTTCCTGTAGGGTTTCATACAAGAAGGGTGCTAGACGCCCCCCATAGGCCTTCTCTGCGCGTTCTAGGCTAGGGTATCTAGCGGGCCATACTCTCATGGCGTATCCACGCCCCAACAGTACGTTATACAGGCTCATTTCATTCTGAGGTGTACCAAGATAAATAATCTTACCCTCAGGCTTCAAGACAGCATCAAATTCCTTGACAGTCTCCCCCAGCTTCTCACGCATCATGTGGGTCATGGAGTTGTTAGGGACTTCTACGTCATCAGCAATAATAATGTCAGCACGTGAACCTGTAAGCTGCCCTGTGACCCCCACAGACTTCACTGAGGGGCTACCAGATGCTCTAGTTGGTGCTACATCAAAGGCTATCTTAGACCATCTCTGCCCCTCTTTAGCCACCAAATGCTGGCAAATAGGCAGTTCCATGATAATACGCTGCGTAAACGTAGAGAAGTCGTCAGCACGTGCCTTAGATGCAGACACCACCATAAACTTTAACTGTGGGTCTAGCAGTAACTGGTGTACCACGTAGGCAGCAGTAATGTAAGACTTACCTACACCACGGAAAGCTTCGATAATACAACGCTTGGGACTATGTTGCAGATAGTTCGCAATATCATATTGTACTGGCGTAGGTTCTGGTAGACCCAGATGTTGCCATACTAAGTACGTAAAGTTCCTAAAGTCTCTCAGAGCCTCAGGAACGGCGTTTGGTTGTTGCATAGTGGGTACATACCTCTCAAGGCTCTAAGGCCTGTCAGTGGGCTTCTATGAGCGATTAAACACTATTTTATTTGTACATATATAGCATAGTAGTTTTACATTCTCAAATAGCTTCGGAATGTACTGGACAGTCTTACAATGTTTACACACATGTTTAGTCATCGTATATCACTTCGATGGCGTGTGCGTGTGAATCGTTTACCTTTGCCCATATAGCGTTTATAGGTGCTACTGAGAACTCCCACGTAGCTGCCTTGTCCCCTACGGTAACAGAGCCATCAAGATTAAGACCGCTTGTAGGTGCTGTAGTGTTATTACTAAAGCCTATAGTAATAGAATGGTTGTCGTGGTCATTTTGAATACACAGGTACATACGAGATGGGTTGTCATCTAATAGCTTTACCCAAGACTGGTCAGCAGGTAGCGTGACGTTCTTAGATGCTAAACTAGCATTATGTCCTCTCATGACCTAACCCCTGCTAAAAAAAGCTTCATCTTTTCTATTTCTATTTCTAACTGATGCACACGCTTAACAGTGTCCTGCACAGATTTAGGTGGTTGAAAGTTATCAATCCACTCATCGTTTTCTTCAACCTCTTGCATAGTTAAATCAAGGTTGTGTTCTAGAAAGCTAATGCGTTCTGTTAAGCCGAAGTATGCCCACGTAGCAATACTAGCTGCTGCAATCATAGATACAAGATTACGTAAAGGTATTGTAATCTCTGTGCTGTCATTCATTCTGGCAGCTACTACTTTTTCTACTTTAGTCACTGTACACTCTCCGCTACGTCAAACGGTAGGTTCTCAAGCAGGTTAGCCATAGGACTTTCAGCAGTAATGACATCCAGTGATGCACCATTATCTTTCAAAAATTTGACAGCTACTGAAAGCTCACTTGCAGTTGCCTCTCCGCTACGTACACGTGCTAGTAAATCAGCAGTAACAGCAGCATGTAAATCGTCCATCTGTTGTTTTTGGCTCATTGCCACTCTCCTGTGCGTATCTGCTCCGCAACTTCTACCGCACGTTGGCCTACTTGTTTAGCCCACCTGCTGTTCAGAAATTCGTCTGCTGCCATATCGTAGTTTTCGTCCTTTAGCAGAGCCATTGCGTTTACGAACTTGCCCACTGTCCCTATCCCTACGTTGAAGGTGAAGTTGATAAGGGCTTGAAAACGTGCCGTGTCTAGGTCTTCTGTCCACGGAAAGGTCAACACCAACTGGTTTGTTGCCCTCTCTATGTCGTTTACTAGCAACATCTCTGCTTCTTCTTCTGAGATGCCTACATCTTCCAAGTTTCTTCCAACACCGATAGTAAGCTTGTCTGCTGTGCATTTGTAAGGCTTTAACCTCAATCCTTCGTGACGTTTAAGTTGTTGAATTAACTGTGAATAGTTCATGTTTTTTTCTTATACTTATTTGTCTTTTTAGGAAAACCAGCCTTCATGTTGGCATAGGATTTAGCACTGATAGTAGACTTACTCTTAGGTCTGCTAGTACCAGCTTTTTTACGTTTGTTAATGTTTTCGTATAGGCTCATAGTTACCTCTATTTCTTGAACATCTTAGTAAGTTGTTGAACACCAAAGCTTGCAGCAAACACAACGCCTACGGCAGTCTTATAAAAATCTGGCATACTATCTAACGCCTCAAAGCCACGTTGAACAATGTCTTCGTGTCCTGTGAAGGCTAGTATCAGGGGTATGCTCACCAAAATTGTAAGCCATTCATCCTTCCAGCTTGACGCAGAAGCCTGTGCCATAGTCTGGTTCCACTCCATTTCACCAGCAGCAACTTTTTTTGCTACTGCTACTTTGGCTTTTTGTGTTTCAACCTTACCTTCCATCCATGTACTGGCTAGACCAGCCACGGCTTGTACTACTCCTAGTATCACTTTATACTCTCCTTAACAACCCACAGGATAATACCCAGCATTGCTAGTCCTAGTCCTATACATACTGCCCAATAAAAAGTTACAATACAGTTGTCAATAAATTGTTGTCGTTCTTTTTCCGCTTGCTTTTGTGCAGCAATTCTTTTACTACGTGCTTCTGCCTGAAACTTAACCCAATCCTGCCACAGTCCTGCCCTACCGTAAAGCTGCATAGCCTCACGTAGTTCGTTTTCCTGCTGCTTGATTTTTTCTAAAGCCATAAACTCTTCTAAGTCATTACCAGACTTACCGCCTACTTGGTTCCAGAAAGAATTTTTCTTTTTGTTGGCTCTAGATTGCAAAGTTTCTTTGGCATCTACGTATTGAGAGATAGCCGTGCCAGCATCAACTAGTTCCTTACCATTGGCTAGAGTTTGCTTTATAATGGCAAAGGCAGCGTTAGCCGCCGCTAGTTCCGCTAACATGGCTATTCTCCTACAGTTTCATTAGTAAGGATGCTGCGAGGCCAACAACAATAATTGTTGACCCCATAATCATTGCTTCTAAACGCCACAGACGTTTGTCTAAGCCAGATAGTTTGTCTTCTACAGACGCATAACGTACTGCACATTCTTTCTCGTGTGCCTCAAGTTCCAAGGCTACACGCAACTCTGGGGTGACTTCCTGTGACATCTTCATTACCCAGCGATCTCCATGACAGTAATAGAGGATGCCAGTCGGTTTATATAAGAAACATCAGTATCGTTACCTGATTGGTTTATATAGACTGCATTTGCGCCATTATATGTCTTAAACTGCACCTTGTAAGTTATTTGAGATGTTGTGGCGGGACTATCTAAATAAACAGCATTATTCCTAGTAATGTTATAAGACATGTCACCAGAACTATTATCTATCTGAGCAGTTATTCTTGCTCTGTTGCTTGCCGCATCACCAATATAAATGTCTGTGCTGTCACGCATTAAATGAACAGCACCTAAAGAACCAGTTGATTCTGCCGTGCCAACAGCAACATCCAACATGACAAGTATTTTACTTGAGGCACTTGTCGGTGTGATATTGACTGATAAACCGCTTACATCAACTCGTGTAATTGATGTTGTAGACTGCGTGTCTGACTTTAATGCTTGAACTGTTTGCAACACAGACCCAGCAGGAAGACTGCTTGATTGTAGACGTATTAATCCCATGTCTAGTTACCCCAGAAACTTTATAGTCATATTGTTATGTGCGTTATTGCTTCCATAAATATCCCCAGCAACAAGATATGTGAGGTGAACATCTAACAAATCGTTTACTGCACATTCAACAATCGTTGATGCAGATAGATTTAACTCAGTACCACTGGCAAATAATGACCAAACTAGAGAAGCATTAACGTTGCTTGAATCGATCCCCTGATTGACACCATTTTTCCTTACATTTGTTCGGTGTCCGCCAGTCATACTTCTGGCAAGATAATTGAACGAAACCTCATAATACCCTGCTTTCGGACAAGTAAACTGACCAGTAGAATGATCGTAGGCATTTGCAGTGTCGATGACTTCGTTGTTCCATATGAATATGCCAGTAGATGTCATATCGGTTGTCATATATGCTTGAACGAGAATTGGATTGGCAAATCCCACATGACCATCACTATCAATGGTCAACGCTGTGTTGCTGTTCTGGGGGTCTTGAATTGATGAAACTTTAAGTATGCTTGTCATTTCTAATTACCCCCTACGATACAATGAATGTCATAAATAAAGACACCCAACTTGAGTCAGCTACAGCACTATGCTTAACAACATCACCATCTTGCGTGATATCAATTCTTGCAATACTGAGACCACCGTTGTTTGCCGCCATGATAATATGCAGTTTGGGTCGATAACCGGAAGGAAGCGTAAAAATAACGTCGCCGTTAGACGCGCTGTTAATGTTTATCAAACCTTGAATATTTACAATGTCACCGATTTTCCTGTACTTAGCATTCCCATAGGGACTGCCAAAGTGTGTGTACGGTGAGTTCAATGTTGGTTCTATCCAACCACTGTCATTCTCTGGCATTGTGACTTTGCCATCTGATGCAATAGTGATTGCCGTGGTGCCTGATGTGCTGTGACCTATCTGGTCTACGTTTAATATGCTTGCCATATCTAATTACCCCACTAAATAACCTTGGAAGAAACTATAAGGATGCCCACCATACCAATCCTGAGTATCACTTGAATTTACTTTTCCAATAGCCGTAACTTCTTGTCCGACATTTAATTCACCAACATAATTAGCAGTTACTGTCACCCCTGAGGTTTTTGTCCTACTAAAAACAACATTAGTGCCATCTACCCGAATGAAGGCATCATTAGCAGTGGAATCACCATAAAACTGAAAGTAAAAAGTGTAGATACCATCAACAGGGACAACAAATTTATAATTAGTTGTATCATAACAATTACCTACATTTAAAAATGTTGCGTCAAAAGGCATTATAGTTGCGCTAGTGCCGCCAAAAGACTGCCAAGCCGCAG